GACCAATTGTTCTCTGAACCATAACAGGGATGTATGGGCAATAGATGATACCTGTGTCGTAAAACTCAGGACCTTTATAACCAAGTAAGGCGTATTCAACACGAGTCGCACGAACCTGGTTCGTAAGAGTTGTGTAAGGTGTATACTGCCCTTGATCAGGCTGTGAAATATACCCCTGGTTCTGCTCGAACTGAGCTTCCGTTCTGGTATCACGGTAAACGTTAAAACGACCACCGAGGTTACCAACTTTGGCAACACCGACTGGCTGTGTGTTAACATTACCCTGCACCGGAACCCATTGGAACTCAGGTAACATCTCGAGAATAGCAGCTGTACGGGGTGTGCAAACTACGAAGTTAGCAGCACCACGACGGTTTCTAATCGCGATTCTATTCGCCTGAATAATGAGTCTCTGGTAGAAGTCTCTGTTACGCTCTACTAACCAGCGACCATCTGCTGACTGAGGAGCCCAGATTGAATAACCATTACCTGTACCGTTGTCGAGAGCGACCTGGATCATTCTCATTAACATTTCACGGTCAATCTCAGCCTGTAACTCATACGACATAGCGTTAGTGAGCTCAGTATCAATATCAATACCATTCATGTTTTTGAGATCCTGCTCTAACTCAACGGACCAACGAGCTGCTAATCTACGAGTACCAGCCTCAACAGCTGTTTTCTCGAAACTAACAAGAACCTGTGGAATACGTCCGGTCAACTCAAAGTTAGCAAGAAGTTTTGCAACACCAGCATCCTGATCTGCACCAGGGAAGTCGGTTCCGGCGACGCCTAAACCAGACAACTTACCAGAAGAAGTACCTGTAAAACGGGTATCTAACATCTGATAACCTAATTCATTACCATCAACATTGGTACCAGAACCAGAACCCGGTGGTCCAGCAACCGGGTTGGCAGCAGTATTTTCCGCTGTACCGTAAGTGCCTTGACCAATACCGTCAACACCGTTACCTAAGGCATCGGTTTCATACTTGTAACGCAAAGCAAATGCTAAGCCAACCGGTCCGCTCATAGGCTGAACACCAACAATCTCGTTAGTGATCAACTCTGGGAATGTACGACGAATCATCGGGATGAGAATCTTAGGCAAGCGGTAGTCACCAGTTGCATAAGTATCACCCTGTGTATAGGAGTTAGGCATCTGATTACCATTCTGACCAATGTTAACACTACCATTGGACATAACAGAACCGGTACCGCCCGATACGTTACTTGCCTCATTCAAACACCATGCCTCTTGGTTTTCCAAGAGCATTGCCGTATTAAGACGAGTGTGGTCGTCTTCGATAGGAGCTACATTGTCCGACTCGTAATCCAAAACAGGATTCCATTTCTCCAATAAGCTCCTGGCTCTATCTTGATCGATATAAGCCTGTGTGGGTCTAATTTTCTTCATAATTAATTATGTGGGTTTGTATAGTACACTTGTACTAAAAAATTCTTTATATAAAAGGGTTAATCTTTTGATTAATATTTGCCTAGCTCACCCATATAAGTCTGTAAAGGTTTGTGATCAGCATATTGTTCTTGAGATTCAACTCTCTCTTCAATAATTGGTCGATCAACATCCTTAGTAACTGTATTTTGCGATTTGGCTTGCTCGTGCAAAACTTCAAGATGTTCTTCATGGTTCTTATCGAACATCTTCAACGTATAATCAAAGTTTTCATTAATAAACTTCGCTGATTTATTATTTAAAACCTTCTTACAGAAATTCGCTTTATCTTCTGAGATATTAGCTGTCTTTTCTTCTAATGTCAGCCTGCTCTTTAAGATTGCGTTTTCCTTAGCTAAACGTTCTAACATCGCGTTAGACTCGCTTAATCTATTAATAGATGCATCTATTCTTGCCTTACCATCAACGATTGCGCCCTTGATACTGTCTTTTTGTAAAGCTGCATCAACTGCTAACACTCTTCTCATTTCACGTAAAACCTTATTTGACTTTCTATTCTTAACCGCGGCGTTAATAGATCGCTGCGGTACTAACTTCTCAAGATATATATCAAGGTATTTACTCACTTTACCTACCAAGTCATTCTTGAAAGTAACAGCCTCTTCATTTATTGCATTGCTGTACTTCTCAACCACGGTAATTAATTTATCACCGTGATTCTTATCAATGGCTCCAACAACTTTATCCAATTTACTCGTGTGGTCAACATCTATAGCTTCAAGCAAATGCTCTAATTTGGCGCTATATTCATCATCCTGTTTTACTAGTGCTGATTCAACATGAAGGGCAACCTTTTTGTTGAAAGCATTTTCAATAGCTGTCATTGTATCCTCAGTAAGAATACCATCCGCTTTTTCTTGGAGTATATCTG